CGTAGTTATTTTATCTGTTGGAAGCGTAGTTATTTTATCTGTTGGAAGCGTAGTTATTTTATCTGTTGGAAGCGTAGTTATTTTATCTGTTGGAAGCGTAGTTATTTTATCTGTTGGAAGCGTGGTTATTTTATCTGTTGGAAGCGTGGTTAGCGACGAAGTGGTTTTTGTACCTGTATCTTGCCACGGATAGTCAAGGCCGGGGTCTTCATACTTGCCACTAACCACAACTCTATCAAGGCTACGGCCCGTATCCTCTGCGGTAACAGTAGTTAATAGGGTATTAGCTTGTTCTTTACTAAGAGATTGAACGTCGCCATCATCGTCAACATAATATGAATTACCGCTTCTATCTGTGTAGATTAGGTCGCCCGTAGCACCGCGCGCTGCGTCCATACTATCAAGCTGGCTTTCAGTCGGCATTACTGCCGGAGTTGTTGTCCCGCCTTTAGTATCGGTGCTAGTAGTAGCCTTTGTATCTGCGCTGCCGGTGGTTGTTCCGCCTGTAATTGGAGTAGTTGTACTCACCCCAAGATCAGATAGAAGAACGTCGTTATTATTAGCAGTAGTCAATAGCCTAATTTGTTCTGGGGTAAGTTGGCTTATTGTTTTATCTTCCCCAAATGCCCCAAGATCAGATAAAAGAACATCGTTATCGTCGGCAAAATCGTCGACTGAAAAAGAATTTAAAGATCGGGTTTTGGGGGAAGAAGTAGCCTCAAAATCTCCACCAGTAGATTCAGAGTTAGATACACCACGAGTGTCAATTCTTACGTTTTTTCGGTTGCCAAACTCATCGTAAGAATTTCCTTCTTCATCCCAATAAACACCGTGGTCTTCTAACTGTTGCTCTTGTTTGGGAGTTAGAGTCGGCCTAACTCTTGTGTCAGCGCCCGCATCCGTCCTAGTACCAAGATCAGCTACAGTCAGCCCGTCATTTATACCGGTGAGATTCTGCCCTACAGCGTTAGACGCGGAGAGGATTGCGTTTGCTCCGGCATCGCCGGTATCTCCAAAGGCTAAATTAGTTGTAGTTTGTTGGGCGGGGTTTATACCCAAATCAGAATCATTATATCTAGGCGTGGCACTATTAACAGCGGCGTTTGCGGTTTTGTTATCTATTGGAGCCGAGCCGGGAGCTTTTGCGTTAGTTGTCTGGGCAAAACCTAAAGCCGCGTTGTATAAGGCAGTGGGGTTAGGGTTGGGGGAACTAAGCTGTTGCACCAAAGATGCAGCCCTGCCAGCCATAACTGTGTCGGGGCTCTTAGCAAGGTCTCCCGCCAACTGCACCGCCAACCCATAATTAGGGTTGTCAGACATCAAGGTAGTGGCAATTGTTGCAGCTTTGGCAAGTTCCGGCAGGGTAACGCCGTTCTCACCCCCAACTTTAAACGTAGATAGCGTTACAGGTTTTCCGTCCGAGCCTACAAGCGGTTTTCCGTCGTCGCCTTTAAACTGATAGTCACCTACACCCTGCATTTGGCCGAGGGTCATCAACGCCCCCGGTACGTTTCCGGTTTTTACTGCGTCAATAAGCCTAAGACCAAGGGCCGTTTCATTTAGCCCACCGGCACTGGCAAGGAAAGCCAGCCCACTAACAACATTACCGCTATCAAACGCTTGGTAGGCCGAGTAAAGTTTAGCTGCCCCACCCACAATACCGGGGTCTGCCGCCATAATAGGAGCGCCAACTCTAAGCACGTCGCCAAAATCTTTGATATTTCCAGCGCCAGCTTGGAATGCTACGTTACCTGCGGCTACAGCAAGAGGTGGGACCCCATGCGCCATAAGTGCTAGGTTAACAACAGGTATAATTGGTCCAAGGTCTTGAGCAAGCGCGCCCATCCCAGACTTGCTATATTGCTGAACCGGCAGGGCAATTGTGCCGCCTTTACCGTCAGACACTGGCTGAAGGTTGTATTCGCTGTACCCGTCGCCTTCGTTTTCAGAAGCAAACTTATAGCCGGGGATTATTTTGTTGGGATCTTTTTTGTTATAATATACAGGTAATTGTTCCTCTGGAATTGTAACAGCAGACTCATCACTTCCTAACACATAAGCAGGGCGAGTTTCGTACCGTATACCAATATCACCAATGCTGGCGATGCCATAATCTCTTGCCAAAGTTTTGGCAATGTTTTGCATGTGCCGGTCGGCAGACAACGGAGATGCGTTTTTATAAACGTCCGCTCTTCCTTGGATTGCACCCATCTGTTGGAGAAGGGTTTCGTAACCCGCTTGCCAACTGGCGGGGGCGGCAGCAGGGGCGGCAGTTTTAGCGGGGGCAGTACCAAGATCGCCCGGCTGTAACTCTTGATCCTGAAGATATTCGTCTTGCTGAACTGCCATACTTATACCGCCGATACAAATGTTAGTGTTGCCACGTTCGATGCTGTGGATGGACGGGTTGGCGTTACGCCCGCTGCGTATGCCTGAATAGTTACTGCCGCATTGGTCGTAGACCAGTAAAGCTGAATATAGTCGTTAGCAGCAAGAGAGACATAAAAGTTCCAACCGACAATTGCGTGTCCGTTTACCCCGCCGTGTTTATTGATTACAGACACAAACCCAGCAGAACCAACAATATCCGTTCCATTCTTACGCAACCAAATGCTTAAATCGTGTTCCTGAGTGTCAGTGTTTTGGAACTGCGTACTGAACTGTAAGTTGTAAATCCCAGCGTAAGTAACTTTTAACTGACTACTTGAAACCAAAGAACAGTTATTAGAGTAATCCACCGTATCAAACGTCATGGCGTTTGCAGTATTAGCCGTGACGGTGTGGCTAACTGTATCTTGTACCGCAAGATACGGTACATTAATTGTGGACGCTTGAGTTGATGTGTTTAACTGCCCAATAACCTTATCAAGCTCGTTGAAGTACAACCGCAAGACGTTACTAAACTGATCAAAATACCGCCGGTCGTACTCGTTTGGCGACAGAGGCAGACTGGGCGCAACAACCTGAAACAATACATCTTCTGACGTAATGAGATAAGTCATTTAGCGCCTCCCGTCCTGCCGTATGTCAATCCGGGGGTAACCCAACTGCCATTGAACCCCGAGGCCAGCGGATTCAATTTTCATAATCATTTGGCGCCCACGCACCCGAATATATACTTGCCCTGTAAATTGTTCAATCGGTACTTCGGCTGTACGGGTAACCGTAGCGTTGTCACTCCCGCCAACAGAGGTAGGGCTGTTATATCCTGACCCGGAGTTTTGCATTGGGATCAACGTCATGACGGCAGAGGGGGAGGCTGCGGTAGACCCGTTAAAAGTCACGTCGGGCAGCATCCGGTATACAAATCCAAATCGGTCGCCGTCGTCAATATCAAATTCGGATGAAGAGATGTACGCCTCAATTGGCAGCGTGGTGGCGGTCTCCCCGTTATCTACACCCTGTTCATGATTTACAAGGTTGTTACTATAGGTTGCAGCTACAGGACTATCACGCAGTCCAGAGTCTAGCCACGCCGTGCGCGCTATCGTGCCGTAGTACCAAATCCCCTGACCGCCCTTGCCATCAGGTTCGAGGTAGTTATACACAACGTAACGGTCAATAATAGTGTTGGGGTTTGCTGCGTCATTTGTGCCGTTTGGCCCTGTAATTGAGCAGTAGAACCACCAAACCTCGTTAAACCCTTCGCTTGTACCGCAGAATATCTGGTTGCTTTGTAAAAGATTTATGTCTTGATAGATGTATTTGCGCAGGTCACAGTTGAGTGTGTTGACGCGCCCGTCGTACACGTAAAACTTATCTACCCCCATCCAGAACAGTCGGCCTGATGCAAGGATTGCCGAATTTTGGCTGACAATCGAAATATTGTCACCAAGAATATCTTGTCTCCAAACCGCTGCCGGTCCGACGTACTGTAGAGAATAAAGCGCGGAATCCGTAAACACGACTATTTCTTGGCGAGTTTGAACCGCCGTGACAATTTCAGATCCGTGAGATAGCACCGTATAGTTAGCTTGGCTATCTTGACCTAGAGTCCAGTTATATGGGTCTTGAAAGTTTGACCACCGGATGAGCATCGGATTTATTGTAGCGGAACCGTAGTCGTTACACCCAAAAGCAAAAACAAACCGATTACTAGATACAAATATATTGTTTTGTAGTATAGGCACATCTATTATTTTTGAGATGTAAACACTGGAGCCAGTCGACGCGGTGTTTACGTATGTTGAACCCCCCGCAGTTAACGATAGGTTGGCGGTTACCCCAACAATATTCTCTAAGTAGTACGTCGTGTTTGCCGAGATGCCTGACGGTAAGGAGCCTCCTGTACTCGCCGCAAACTGGACCGGAGTGCCAACAGTAAACACCGTAGACAGGGTTACTACCGTAGGTGACGCGCTAGTAAATGAAACCGACCCACCCAAAGAAGATAGCAAAACACCGCGTGTAGTAAGCCCACTAGACGCTTTCCAAAAATAAATTCCTCCGCCACGCGGCGCAAAAATAAGATCTTCTCCGTAGTTATTTTGAGTCCAAGTTCTAAACTGAGTTGCCGCTGTTGAAGTACCGCTACCCCACGGATCAATACCCCATCCACCCGAACCCCACCCAGAAAGCGGAAGTTGGGTTGCTGCACCGACGTTAATTTGGTACGCAGCGGTGACTGTTGTGCCTCCATACGTACCAGTGGCGAGAGACGAAGAAAGTGTGATGTAGTAGGAATTAGCATCAACATACGTGATGACGTATTCGGCATTGAAATCGGCAGTGGTTGACCCGCTGAACGTAACGTAGTCCCCGGTGATAGCACCGTGAAGCGCGTCGGTAACTAGGACCGTAGTACTAGGACCGGGAGGGGCGATGTAGAAAGGATTAGAAAGAGTAACGGTATCGCGAATTGGGGTGATATCGTAGTACGTCCCTTGGAATTCAAGATAAAACTTTAGATTGGTCCCAATCCCAAGCAAGTTCTCAAGTGCTAACGTCACCCAATTCCACAGTGACCGGCAGAGGCCCAAAAACGTACTACTGGATATGCGTTGCCAGCCGCCAACTTTCTCGGGCGTGCCTTGGCGAAACCGGACCTTATCGCTATCAAACCAACCGTTCTCGTTGGCGTAGCGAGTGTTCTCCTTGTTTACACCGGGACGAAGCTGGAGTTTCTTGAGTGGCATTACTTGCTCGCTACACCCTTGTGCTTCTCAAATGAGCGCATCCCGCCAAAACCGAGGAGCCCTGCCAAAAGGGTCATTAGCTGCTCAACATCAAGATCCGGCGGAGGGTTCAATCCTTTGGGAATAATATCGTAACCCTGACCAAAAGCCCAGCACCACTGCATCAGGGGGTAGCCAAGGAATTGGTAAGCCAGACCCAGCACCCCAACCCAACCGACAGCAGGACGCCAGCCAGCGACAAATAGGCTACTACTCGCCGCTTCAATCTTATTGACATCCACTTGCGCGAGGTCTGTAGTCTGGTCGATGCGCTTTTCCTCAAGGTCGAGCTTGCGCTCTTCCAACGCCATTTCCAAGCGTTCTTTGTCCGTTGTAATGAGGTCGCCCGCGACCTTGCCCACGCCCTCAATTATCGACCCTATTCCGATCAGATCCATTACTTGAGTCCTTGCAGGGTACGGTTGATCCAGCCGAGCAAGAACTTGGACTGGCTTCTATCCTTGTTGCAGATGGCGGCGTATCGCTGGATTTTAGCAAGTGCGTAAGATGGAACAAACTTCTCCGGCGTGCAGATATTGAGTCGTTCAATTGTCTTAGCACCGATAGCGCCATCTGGAGTTACCCCTACAATGACCTGCGCTAGTTTTGCAGCGACCCCTATTCCGGTGTTGACTCCGAAGTTGAAGATCGTTTCCGCAATCTGCTGGTCACGGATCTCGTCACCTCTAATACGGTCCCAATAATTTTGCCGATAAAAGTCACGAACCAGAGATGTAAGTTGTCCGCCCATTTCCTTGCGGTCAACCAAAGCCCAGCCAGCCCATTGCGGGTTTGGTTTTCTTGCGATTCCTGCATACGTTTGCCCTCCCCGGTCGCCCGGAATGTCGGTCAATTGGTATCCGCCTTCGTCGTGGATCATGCGCTCAAACGCAGGAGCAAAATCAGCCATTATTTCCTCGCCATGCGGTCTTCGATGATACTAATGTGCTTCTGATTGTCATGAATCATGTCGCGGTTGCGCTGAATCTCTTTCTCAAGCTCTTGCCGCAGTTTTTCCCTTGCCAGTTCCGCACCGGAGTTGGTCGCTTGCTTGTTGTCAGATGTAACAACAAGCGAGATTTTGGCGTTGAGTACAGTGACCTCATGAGTCAACTTGTCTAGAGCAGACATCAAATAGACTACGCACGTGAACAAGATAGGAAGGACAGCAAACGCGGTCTTTTCAATAAGCTGACTTTTGGCTTCAAGTTTTTCGCTCATTGCTTGTCCTTCATCTTGTTAATGATCTCAAACGCAGACTTGACCTTTTCTTCAAGAACCGCAACGCGCAAGTCAAGTTTAGACAGCACAACAATCAGCGTGATGATCGCTAACAGAACCGGCCAAGCCTTAAAGAAAAGGTCAACCACTTCCATTACTTCATTTTTTATTCAAGAATGACAATTTGGTTTAATTTAAAGACGCGTTATAGTTTGCTACAACTTCAGGCGTCCACGCCGCGTTACAAATTGCCTGTACATTTGTTGGCACTGCGCTTATGTCTTGCCCCGGCGTGAGGCTTGAGCGGTGGTACTTCTTGGTCAGTTCCTCACCGTCCTCAAGGATGCGTGTGGCCTCCCGGTACAGCACGGTGCCATTTTCCGTGACAGTGATCTGGTCAACTTTGGTTTCTTTCGTGATTGCCATGATGGGCTCCTTTGGTTAAATCCAGCCGCGCTAGTTATCCGGCGTGGTTAAACTTCATAGATGTATATACCGCGCACATTTTTGGTGCTAAAGTTAGCATTTGTAAGCAAGGAACCTGCTGCACTATAGAAATCAAATAATGGGCTCCCGCTTGACGCAAGCGTTCCAAAATAGTTTGTAGAGTAATCTGAGTACTGTAGTGCAAATCCAGCATTGACTGTAGTACTGAACGGTAATCCTTGTATCCGGGCATTGCCTGTATTTGCTGTAGTAGGCCAAGTTGCAGTAAAACTTGCATACACCATGCGCCCAATTTTTGTGTATGAGCCGCTAGCCGCAGATAATGTAACCCCGTTGCCGGTCGGCGTCCAAGTCCCTTCTTCGTAATCATCAAGAGTATTAGCGTCAGTTGATGCCGATTGAGTTGCGGGGAAAGTAACCCCAGCCCCGCTGGTACTAGGCGTCGCACCGCCAACACCAATAGTCGTTGACGCCGTTACACGCGTCCCATCAGTCGTAAATCCTGAAATTCCACCCAATGAGCCCGCGTTGTTGTACTGAACCTGTGTGGTTGAGCCGCCAACCCCAGCCGCGCCAACCCGTACAAAATCAGAGCCGTTCCACGCTACAAGGGCTTTTTCACTTACTGCAATCGTTACCCCAGTCGTAGGGCCAGCGCCAACAATCTTGACTGTGTACGTCGCAGAAGTGTTGATAATGACATAAATTTTACTTGCTGCCGGGGCAGTAATAGTAATATTAGCTGACGCCGGACTACACAGCAGCACCATGTACTGCGATGAAGTGCTACTAAGAGCCGCGCCAGTTGTTTTAGTTAGCGTAGTGTTTGTGGTGATTGTCTGCGTACCGGCAACCGCTGCATCAAGGTAATTTGAAACGTAGTTGTTGACCTCAGTGCCCCACGTGCCGGACAAATCTCCGGTTGTTGGCTGCGCAAGCCCCAGTAATGTAGTAAAATTAACCGTTGCCATATTTATCCTTTAAACAGTCTCTACTTCGACCCAGTTAGAGTCTTCAGTGGTGGTAATACTTGTCCAAACTGGGTTTCCGGTTGTGGTGACACCTGTCCAATTCGGCGTCTGGTCATCATCTATAAGCTTCCAATAAGCATAACCAATATTACCCACGACACCCATTGCAGGACAGCCAGTGATAGCAACAAGGCGGTCACCAACCGAAACCGATTGTACTGCCCCCGTTCCTAAAACACCAGCTAACCCTGCGGCACCGACTTCTCCGGTGGCCGATACTCCAGAAATACCTACTTCTATAGTTGGAGATACTGTACCAACACCACCCGACGCCGATACACCAGTAATTAGATAAGTAGGAGGACCAACCCCTACCGTCCCAACGGAACCAGTCGCAACAACTCCGGGTACGGCGTCGCCTTCAACCTCAGCAGCATTACCAACCGCCCCGGACGCAGCCACCCCACTAAGTGCAAGTGACCGGTCCCCCACTGCAACTGAACCGACCGAACCTGTAGCCAATACCCCAGTAAGGGAAGAAGGGGCAGCAAACTGGATATTGCCAACCGCGCCAGATGCAACATTCCCAGTAATAGGTATAGTGCGGGCTGGGCTAACTGTACCGAGCAATGCGTCAGCATGAACTCCAGAAGCTTGTAGAGTTGTAGAAGCTGCACCGGGTGTTGCTTGCGCTGCTACGCCAGTAAGGACGACAGTTCTAGCAGGTGAGACATCACCAACAAGGCCAGAGCCGCTTACACCAGATGTCGTAGCGGTTTCATTACTCGCAACAGTTCCTACTAAACCAGAAGCTGCGCCTTGAATACCGCCCCACGGACCAGCGCCCCAAGTACCGTCTCCCCAGCCGGTTCCACTTAGAGATACAGATCTTTCGACACCAACTGAGCCAACTGAGCCGGTTGCTACGTTTCCGTTTTCGGCCTGTGATTCTGACGAAGTTACTGTGCCGGCGGAGCCAGCGGCTGCTACGCCAGTTAGCGCAAATTCAGCCGAGCCATGTGTAACTGTTCCTACAGAACCAGCAGCGGAAACACCGCTTAACGTAAGAGGGTTTGTTTGGGTGACAGTCCCAACCGAACCGGAAGCAGAAGCCCCGGTTAATGCGGCAGATGGCGCAAAAGTGACGGTCCCAACCGAACCGGAAGCAGAAGCCCCGGTGATGCTTACCGTTACCGATACACCGGGGGCGCTAACAAATCCAGACGCAGCAACGCCGGTTGTGGTGTACTGGGCACCGCCCCACGTATTACTACCCCAAGTGCCGGCTCCCCAGCCGGTAGTCCCAGTACCGCCGCTTACATCAAACGCGGTCGGATCAAACGCGCTTAATTCAAATGCTGCGGCCATGACTATGGTTGTTTAGGCCACGTAATATTAAACGGGTCGAGCTGAGAGGGGATATCGCGCAATGCCTGACGGTACACCGCCCACACCGCCTTGTCAACCGGAGCGTCTGCTAATTGGGTCCAGTCGGTGTCCTTGAGCATCTGATTGCGCTGGGTACGGATAACCTGCCACTGAGTTGCTATGCGTTGGTCAAGCTCCTCTTGGGTTAGAGGCTCAACATTAACTAGACAGCACATCCCGTCATACAGATGCGGGGCAGCAGACACTAACTTCTCTGTTGCGTGGTTGTAGGGTTTCCATACTGAGATGACGTAGTAGCCCTGTTCAGCAATCCAGTCAAGGCTTGGACCCCGGTCACCAAATGATGTGTTGGGGAACCACTCTGTGTGGTCTTTGATGATAAGTTCTGAGTTGGCAAGCTGCATGGTTACCTCGTTGGGAACGCGGCTGTTGGCGTTGTGATGGTACGGGCGATACCTCGGGTAATGCGTAGGTCTTGGATGTAGCCGTTTAAGAATCCGTTTGCAAGTCCATTGCTATACGCGCCAACAAAAGCCGTGTTTAAATTAACCGCCCCAGTGTAGGAAGTAGACAGCAATTGAGTCCCGTTGACGTATATTTTTAGCACGCCAG